ACATTGAGAGTATGCGTTTTGAAGTTCTTGCGCTATTACGCCCACTTGACGTGCATTATCGCCAATGTAATTAAATTCATAAATATTTACACCGTCAACAGTATCGAGTTTCTTTAAATTTTGTTTTAATCTTTTATCAGATCTTTTATCAGAGCCTTTGACTGGACTAAATGCCCCGGCTGCAGCACCAAGGCTTTGTCCAATGCTGTTATATAATGCTGATTGTGCTTGTTTACTTGCTTGATAATTACTTGCATTATAATTGCTTACAGATTGTGCTAATGCATTGCTTAAACCTGTTACACCTTTTGACATATCGTAAATTGTGTTGTAGCCCAATAAAGCTGCTTGAAGTTTTTGCAACTGTTGATTTTTGTAATCCTGCTGTCTTTCGTATTCTGTATTGGCTAAATCTTTGGCAAATCCTCTCATTGTGTCGGTTGCTGTTGAGCCGCGCATTAAATTATTACTTAATGCCGTATTTAAATAATCATTTTGCAAAGTGTTGTACATTTTGTTTTTATAATAGCTGTCACTTTGTTTAAACGCATCAGTGTTGTAGTTCGGGTTTAAATATTCACTTAATGCGTTTTGCATACCGGTTTGGGCAGTATTAACAAAATTTCGCTGAAAATCGGTAGGTGTAAAATCCGTGCCGGATTTTGAAGTCACACTTGAACCGAATAATCCGCCTGTTCCGGCTGTGGTTGTTGCATATTCCGGCGCTTTTTTACTTTTTCCCATTTGTCACCTCTTTTATATTTATATATATTGTCTTTGTAATGTTCAAAACCTGCTTTTTTAAGCACAAATGAAGCGTGTTTAAAAGGTGTCTGTGAATAAATTTCGTCGTCTTTAAAATATTCACAAACTGTCTTAACCGCCAAAACATTTTTTAAATAATGTTTTTTTATCGAAAAACCGCTTAAAAATATTTTCCCATCAATATTTTCAATATAAATAACACCTTCGAGTCTGCTTGTATTTTTGTTGTAAAAACAAAACACACAATCTTTTAGGTTTAAAATTTCATCAATTGTCGGCAAATTTGAATTATCAACACTATTATAAAGTTTAATAAATTCGTCTAAATTTCTTATATGGTCAATAATCATAATATTTTATCGAAATATCATTGAAAATTTTTAACAGATAGGTTATAATTAAGATATAGGGAAAAGACTTTAAAAGTCGTTACCTTTTAAAGTCTTTCTTTACTTCCCTAGGTGATTAAAATTTTAAGGGCTATTATTATCAAAAGTATAAGTAATAGTCCTTTTTCAGTAATAATCACTTTCAACCTCCTTTCTAACCTAAATACTTTACCAATCTGTTGTGTTAGTGGAGGTAACAGGAAACTTACCCTTTAAAATCATTATATCATAAATATTATTTCCGCCCGACTGTGTCGGTTTCTTGCGTAATACCTTTTAATTCAAATGCTTTTATGCAAAAATCTTGTCCTTGTTTTTCAGTTTTTAATGTAAACTTAAGATAGTACCAGTTGGAAACAAACTTGCCTTTGACTTGTTGGCTTATTGCATCATCTTCATAACAATAAGTTTGAATGTCCCATTTTTCTTCATCGGGCACGATAGCAGGATTGCTGTCATCGCCCCAAATTGCACCAATTGAATACATTTTTATAAGTTTTGATTTAACCTTTTTGCCGTTAATTTCACAATATTGCCAAAATTCATTATTATAATTTTGTGTTACCGTAAATAACGGCTGTATTTCCATTTCTTTTAAGTTTGAGTATGACCCTAAGTTGATTGTTTGCATTGTGTAAGTTGAGCCATAAAAAACATTGTCAAAAATTCCATTTTCCCCGATTTTTTCTTCAAGCAACTTTCCGTTTGGTGTCGTTGAGAAAACATTGTTTTTGTAAATGAAATAACTGCTAATATCTTGACAAACTCGTTCGGACCATTCAGAAATAAAATAATCATAAATCAATTTATTCTTATCTGTCAAAATCCAAATTTCGTTTTTATTATTACCGATATAGCTTACCATTTGAAACTTAGATATATTGTAAAAAAAGTTTTGTATTTCAGGCGCTATTGGTTCACCCAAGACTTTTTGCCCAATATTATTTTGAGTATAATAATAAATATTTTTCTGATTATCGTCGTAAAAAAATAAATATTTATCGTGGAAGCACCAACTTTCAAAACTAAAGCACCCTCCCAAGCTTGCATCATACCTTTTGGCGCTATCTTTTACTGAAAAATTACCCTCCAGAAAAGTTGAGTCATCACCGGAAAAAACAAGTATTCCACCGATATAGCTTATAACTGCGGTAACTTTTTTGCCAAATATTTGGTACCAGGGTTTATTTTCATCTGCAATATCAGGTGAAACATAATCCCAGTCGCCTATATCACCCTTTCGAGAAGCAATAATATAACCTTTTTCGCTACCTATAATAAGGGAGCCATTTTGTTCACACAAAGCAAGCCCGGTAACAGGTTTTTGGTTATATATCGGTGATAATCTAACACAAATCGGCTCAACTTCAAAATTTACACTATAATATTCAACACCATTTGTAAAAACAAAAACATCATAAGCCCCACTAACCATTGTTATGCCGTTAGCTTTTCCTGTTTTTGTCAGATTTTCAATCAACACCGTAAATTGTGAATTTGAGCTATCATATTTGACGAGTTGCCCTTGTGTTTCATTTTCTACGTACAGCAAGCAATATTCAACACCTTCTTGAACTGTTTCAAACCCTTTAATAATATTATGGTTTTCAAACTCGCCACGAG